GCATAAGGCACGATGCCGTTTTGAGCGAACACGTTGCCCTTGGCGCTTGGGAAGATCTGATTAACCAGTGAACCCATGCCTGCGCGCAGGAACATGCTGCCAAATTGACGCAGAAGGCCCGCCAGCGATTCCTTCAATGACTTAGTGCCGTCAATCAGCCCTTCAATCGCGCTGGTCATTTGATTGGCCAGCGTGTCTTTGACCTGATCAAGCGTGATCTTGTATTTGTCAGTTTCTTTGTTTAGTTCTTTTTGCTTTTCAACAGTGCCAGACAAAAGCTGTTGACGCTTCAAGTCAAAGTCCGCCAAGGCGCTGCTTTGAGCGATTGCAAGATTGTTGCCAGTCAAGCCTTCCTCTTGGATCCGCAACATCTCGCGGTCAAACTCAAGCCCCGCAAGCTGGAACTCATTGCCTGCGACTCTTGCAACGTTGATCTGCTCCAAAATCTGACGCATCTCATCAGACGCCTGCACTGTCTCTTTGGTCGCCTTTGTTGTGGCCGTAGACGCCAACAGAGCAGGCTTGAATTGCACAGTCTCAGACGCTGCGGCTGTTGCAGCTTCTCCCCTCAGCCTTTCCTTTTCTGCCTCAAGCCTTGCCTTGAGTTCTGGGCGTTTTTGCAACTGCGCTCTTGTCAGCTTGTCAAAGCCAAGATTTTTCATGGCTTGATTTGTTATATCCGCTTCTTCAAAAAGACTGTTGAGCTTGTTAGTTAAGAACGTGACAAAGTCAAGAATGCCCTTGAACAAGGGCTCAAGCACCTTGCCAATGTTTTGGCCCAGCGTCACAAAGGCATCTTGGAGTGTTGAAAGCTTGCCATTCAGCGTGTCTGCCTGCGCGACTGCGCCGCCAAAATACTGCCCACCCTGATTCGTCAAAGTGATCAAGGCTTGATTTGCCGCCTCAAAGCTGATTTGGCCTTTGCTCATGGCCTTGGCCAGCTCGTCGCCTGACAAGCCGTACATCTTCTTCAGTTCAGTCGTCAGGTCAACGCCACGCTCGAGAAGCTGCAGGTTCTCCTCCTGCGAAAACTTGCCCTTAGCCCTGATCTGACCAAAAGCAGTTGCGATGCCATCAAGATCAGCACCAGTGGCACCAGCAATATCACCCAGTCGCTTAGTTGTATCGACAAGAGAATCAGTCTCGATGCCGAACGCTTTCAGCTTTTTGGTGACATTGATCAGGTCGCGAACCTGAAACGGTGTCGCTGCACCAAACGCTTTAATTTCACCGACAATCTGTTTTGTCTTTTCGGCGCTGCCGGTCAAAACCTGCAGTGATCGAGTCTGTGACTCAAGCTCTGCCCTAGAACCGAATATCGATGAAATTAAAGCAGCACCACCACCAATACCAGCTAACGCAATGAGTGGTTTGCTTAAACCAGCAAAGGACGAGGCCAAGTTCTTAGCCTTGCCCTGCACTCCCTGCAGGTCTCTGCCAAGCCGTCTGATGTTGTTTGAGCCTCTGGTTTTAACATCCAGAAGCATCTGAAAGACTGATTTTTGCATCAGCCCTGCTCCTTATTCAGGATCTTGACCGCCGCAGCTTCCATGACTTGCAAGTCCTCAAGCACGGCCGGCTGATCCTCGACTTCATACAGTCTAAACAGCCATTCCACTGCTGAATAGTCCAGCCCACAAACACCTGACGCCGTTGTGCGCCACTGCGTCTGGCAACGCAAAAACATTTCAACAGCAGGCCAGTTATCGGGCCACACCTCAAAATCTTCAGGCGCATCAGGTTCAGGCAGAGCCAAGCCAAACGCCTTGGCATCAGCCATCAGCTCTGACTTGTCATCAGGGCCGCTGAATAGATAGTCAACGGCCTCTTCTAGTTTTTTCGCTTGGCTCCCTGCTTGCTGTCCAAATAAGCGCCAGCAATGGCACTTGCCATCATCGGCACATCAAGCAGCTCGTCACGCTTGGTGATGCTGTAAGGCAGTTCCTTGCCGTCCTCATCCTCAACGCCTGCCCACCCTGACATCACCTCACGGGCAATCTCAACGTCAGACAAGTTGCCTTCACCGCTCAGCTCAGCGATCTCCAGCAGACGGCTTTGCGTCAAGTCTCTGAACTCAACATCAAAAGTGACCCGCTCGTGTTTGCCCCCATCAACAGGGACATCCACAGAAACGGGCCACTTGTAGGTGTTGGACTTTTTGAGGACGAATCCCATAAAAGGAATAATTCACCCCAAAACTAGCGCATCAAGTTAATACGATCGAGTATTCGTTGTTGCCTGCTGTTGTTGGTGTGGCTGTGTAGTCGAAGTTCAGCATCTGAATCCCATCAGAATCTGAGTAGCTCACAGAAGACAAATCAGTCTGAGGCGCGCTGAACGTGAACTTATTGCCAGCGGTTTGGCCGTGTTGGAACGTGTTGTTTCCAGTGGCCGTGCCAGTGATGGCAGTGAAATAGTTCTTAGTCCCCATTGCCACGGCCTCAAGCACAATGCTGCCGCCAGGGCGACGATCAGTAATCAGGACCTCTTTAGTGCCGCCCACCAACTCGCGGTAAACAGTTTGGTTGTTTTGATCAAAGCTGAATGACTGAACAGCGCCGGCATAGCTGAACAGCTGTTGGCTGGTGGTGTTGCCGTTCTTAAACAACACAGGCTTGGCCTGGTTCTGATACGTCGGCGTTGCGTTCGCATCGTCTGTCGGTGCGTTATAGATGCCGATCATCGTGAAGCTGATGGTTGGAATCGCACCAAGCTCAGCACTGATCGAAAAAGAACCGCGAGCGCCAGTAACAATGTGGCGGACACCATCCTGGAAAAAGAAAAGCGTGACGGAATCAAAGCTGCTGCTAACAGGTGCGTAGGTAACGGAAGTGCTTGAAACAATCGTCTGGCTGTTCCCACAAGCCTTCATCACCGGCCCCCAAGCAGGTGCAGTGCCAGCAGCGCCAGAGCCAGCCATTTCAACCTCAAAAGTCACCTCGACTCTTTGGTTTGCGTGAAGAGTCTCGTAGTTGCCCATATAGCCGCGAATCAGCTCACGCTCAACAGCGTCAGACTGAAAAGGGCTGATTTCAAGACTGCGAACAAGCACCGCGTTTGCAGAGCCTGTTGGGTTTGGATCGGTGCCATAGCTGCTCTCAAGCTTTGCCAATAAGAGGCGTTGACTTGTTCTAAGTGCCATTGGTCAAAACCTCAGTTGAGAACAGCAAGTTGACTATCAGAACCCATAATAGTCACGGGCCTTGAGTCAGGTCAGCGAGACGGGTGCGATAGCGCACTAAATACTCCACACCAATCACACCAGCTGGTTGATCAGCGTCAACCATCTCAAACGTTGTCGTCCCAGGCTGCACGTCTATGGCGTGGCCGCCCAGAGTAAGGTCCGCCATGATTTTGCTGTGCAGACTCTCAACAATCGGATCTGCAACTTCATCAGGCTTGTCGCCACGCACGATCACAGAAACACGCACAGTGAGTGACCAGTCCAAGGTTGGCAGGCTGGTGTTCTGCTCAGGCGTGTCACTGATTGCCTCAACAACCAATGCAGGGCTTTCACCACGCTGCAACGGCACCACACGGCTTCTGTAGATGCGCGTTCCGACGTTGGTTGTGCCGGCAAGGCTGCTGACAATGTCGTCAAGAATGTTTTCCCGCAGCGTCGTCATGTCTTCTGCAGCGAGATTTCACAGAGCAAACCATCACCAACTAGGCGGGTCTCTCTGACGGTGTAATCGACTGAATCAACAGTCATGCTGGCCCCTGCCAGCAGTGTCCCAAAGTCAGAAGCCTTGGCGGTGACTTGGTAGTCAGTGCTGAGCACCATGTCACCAGCCAAGACCTGACTAGGTTGATCAAGCAAGACTTTCGCAGTCGTTGAACCCGATGTTGCCGACACTCCAAAAGGATCGTCGAAGAAAACAGCAAGGTCGTCAGTGAGAAAGTCTGCAAGTGCCATGATCAGCCGTACTTCTTAGAACCAAGAGCAACAACGCTCAGAGCGCCAGCGCCAGTGCCACCAGCAACGGTGATGACGGCACGGATGTAACGCTTGACCTCATCGCTGTTAATGCGAAGAGTCTCAGTCAGTGCGGTGTTGGCAGTTGTGGTCGTAAAGGCCAGACCAGAAACATCAGCAAAGGTGCTGTTGTCTGCAGAGTCTTGAATCTTCACGGCGTAGGTGATGCCAGAGCCACCGGCTTCAGCATCAAGTACGGCCATGATGTCGCCCTCGTAATCAACGAGATCGACGCCAGTGCGGTTGGCACTTGCAGTGACCACATCACTTGCCGAGAGCGACAAGAGCGTGGTTTTGGTGCCGAGATTTTGGACGGTCATGATTGTTTAGCCCTCCGGCGTGTAGTGGTTTTCGGCTTGGCCTCTGCCTTAGGCGTTGGCGTTTCCTCGGACTGCACGGGCTCCACATAAGGAACAGCTGCAGCTTGGCCCAGAAGGATCGTTGCATCCGTTAGGGAAGCCTCGACGACTTCCCCAATTCGGACGACTTGACCCGACAGCGTGACCTGTTTACGGATCTCGATCTTCATAATCAGAGGCTGTTGTTGCCGCGTGAGAAGCTCGCGCCATGGCGGGCTGCGATGTCCACATCCTGCAAAGCAACCACGCGGACGGTGCCGGAGGTGCTGCCAGTGAAGGGATCAACCATCAGATCCAGGCCAGAGAAGTAAGCAATGATTAGGTCGGAGAAGTTACCGAACCACAGGTCGTTGCTTGCAACTTGGTTAGAGATCACAGCGCGATAGCCGTTGACCTCACCGCCCTGGAGGATGAACTGACCAGAGCCAGAATCCTTGGTGGCAGTCTTCAGGCTGCCAGCCATTGCCGCGTTCATCACATAAACAGGAGAACCCAGCAGAGCGTTGGCACCAGACACATCGCTTTCCAGAGCCACAACCTCAGCGAAGGTCGGGGTGTTGGCGGAGAAGTCCTCGGTCAGAACACCAGTGGTGTCCTTCAGACCCAGGGGCTGATTGGAGGAGCCGG